GCCATTCCCGATCCCGCGCAAATACCTGATGTACGCCAAGCGACAGGCGTCAATATCCAAACCGCCAGCGCCCTTAGAGCTAGGCAGAACGCCATCTGTCAGTAGATTTCGCACCTGCCGGTCACTGATATCGAGGTGCTGTGCGACTTCGATTTGAGTGGCCATGCGTGTTCGTCCCGGAACCGGAAGCGGTCCAGCTGGAAAAAGTTCGTATGAAGCGAAAAGGCGGGGCGCGAATTACCCGCAAGGCCCGGGGTGCCCAGGAGGACCCAATGGGGGTGGGCCTAGAGCCCTCCACCTGTTTTCGTTCTTAAAAAAATAAGATTTTATAGATTTACAATTTCGCACCACATCGGTGCATCACCTCGCAGTCGACACAGCCCGCTCGAATGCCTTCACGAACTCCTTATCGAAGTTCGCCTTGATGATGTTGTCTGCGATCTTGAAGAACGGGACTCGCACCCTGTACCTGGGAGCTGCATCGGTGAAGATAAACACAGGCCTAACGCCTATCTCCCTCCCGATCTTCTTTCGCTCCCACACACCAGCCTCACCGTCCACCTCTCCAACGAAGTAACGGTCAGCGTTGCCTTTCCTTCGACTGCGCTTACTGTTGCTCGCGTTGTGCTGTGATCCAGAAGTCGACTCTGCAGCCCCTAGGCCTGACAGGATCTTCATGGCCAGCTGGCCTTTGATGTTCCCGTACTGATCGAAGAACGCCTTGTTCGGCATGGCGTACTGGTCAGGGCGCATCAGGCCTCTACGTATCAGCGCCTTCTCGAAGCGCTTGCGTGAGCGTGTCCCGCCGTACACCTGAGCCTGCAGATACTTGTCAGCAGGGATTCCAGACGCCCACGCATCCTTGAGCCAAACCTTGGATTGCAATCTGGTCTTCAGTGCGGGCTTTACGAATACGCTGTTGAGCGTGGTCTTGGTCGGTCGGTCGAAGCGCTTGGTCATCACCGAGACTTCGCCCTTCTGTACCAGCTTGGCCACATTGGTCAGGGTCAGCGCAGTGGCGAACGGGATCTGCTTTGCGAACTTATCGAGCTGCTCTTGGGCGAGCTTTGCGTCGGGCGCCTTGATAGTGATCATTCCGGCTCTCTTTCCACGCTGCTCTCGCTGCCAGCCACACCTCTTTCCCGATCATCACAGCGACACAGGCGGCGAGGCATATCAGGATCAGGGTGGCGTGGAGGCGTTTCACTTCGGCTCTCCAGTCACCTTCGGCTGCGACACCACCCGAGCGATAGCCATTGCCACGCCGAGGATCATGTTCACGCTGGCCCACAGGATCGGACTGATGTGGCCTTCGAACGCTACCCATGCACCGGCTGCTGCGTTGAGCACAGCTGTCAGGATCGCCAGCTGCACACTGGTCAGACGCCAGCACTTGCGCCATTCGGGGATCAGGTTCATGAGCCGAAACCCTTGGCCACGAACGGCCACAGCTTGTCGAAAACGGCTACCAGCACCACACCGGCACCGATCCCATAGGTGAGCTTGTTGCTCAACGTGTCCACCTTCCCTGATACCTCATCCTGGCTCTCTCCGATTGCAGTGAGCTGGCGGGTCATGTGCTCGAACTGCTGCTCGAGCTTGGTCAGGCGGTTGGGTGACTGCGCGTGGTCCCGGTCGAATCTGTCTAGGCGATGCCGAGTGACGGCAGCCTCTTGCTCCAGGGCGCCGACTCGCTCATGCACTGTCCTGCCCTCATGGCTGTCGGTCATAGTGGAGTCTCGTTGGTGCTTGGTCCGGCCTCACATGCCTGTCGCTATCCGCCAGGGAGCTAGGAAGCAGTCGGGGGCATGGGGCCGGAATAGGGTTGCAAACGGTAGGCGCTGATCTCCTACTTGCCGATACCCGCACTACGCAACAAGGCGCGCTAGAACCCGGCATAGGTTGCCCGTCAGCCCGGGCATTCGCTTGCAATAGGGTTGCACTGCATTGCACGCTAGGCCGCTTAAGCTGCCGTGGCGCTGCACTCTATTGCGCGATGCGGTGCGAATTGGTGCGCCGGGTGGTCGAGCCCTTGTCTAGCCGTTCGCGCATAACGAAAAAGCCCCGGCATTTCTGCTGGGGCTTTCTGAAGCGGTAAAACCGCAATTTGTGCCAAATTGCCAGATCGGCGTTAACACGTCAACAGGCGCGACATGTAAATTAAGCCGCCATTCGTCGATCCAACTCAGCCTGCACATACCACTGCCCAGCTATCAGCAACTCCCGCACCTGGTGACGGTTCAAGGCCATCTCCCGACCGATCTGCTGCATGGTCTTCTTGTCGGCGTAGTACAAGTGCAGGCAGTCCGATGCGCGAGGGTGGCCGCGCTTCAGCCTGGCAACGATGGCCGATACGGTTTCCGCGTCTTCATCTGTGATATGGGCATCAGGCGCATGGGTCGACGGCACGTTGTCACGCATCACAGCCAGCATCGGAGAGACGTACCGAGGCACGCCTGTCTTCTGCCATACCCAGATGCCCCATTGTGTCAAAAGCTCTTCGGCGCTCTTCATGCTGCTTCCCCCTTGAGCATGTTCGGGTTCACCGTGTGCCGGCCAACCTCACCAAACTCCGCGTGATGGATGATGCACTTCATGTTCTGCTGCGCCCGGTAGCCACCCCATGCGGAGTAAGCATCCTTGGCGGTCAGGGTGTTGAAGGACTCGACGGTAACGCCGCTGTACTCCTTCACGCTCTGGTGGTGGACGTGGCCGATGTACCAGTAGCGGAACTCGGTGCGGCCCCATGCCTGCGCCTGGTCGGTTGCCATTACGCCGGGGAGGCGGTCAGGCTTGCAGGAATGGCCGTGGTGCATCCCGATCAGCACCTTTCCGTGCTCGTGGTACATGAACGGCGCAGGCGAGGTATCGATCTGGACGCGCGGCTCGTTGGCATAGATGTGGCTCAGGGCGATGCTCAGCCAGATAGCCCCGGTGTCGTCGTGGTTGCCGATGACGTTGCAGACCCGAACTCGAGCGTGCTTCATCAGGGCGGACTCGATGCACTGCCTCATCACCTTGACGCCGACGCGAATCATCTTCGCGTAGCGCCCGTCGACGTCCAGGATGTGGCCGGAGCGGCTCGTGGTGCCTTCCATGTTGTCGGCATGGAACCAGTCGCCGCAATTGATGATCAGCGCTTGCTCGCAGGCCGGGGCTTGATCGACCAGAGCAGCCATGGCGCCACACTGGACGCGCTCGGCAATGGCCAGATCCCAGTCGCTGCCCTGCGTTTCCTCTCCCCATGCGCGCATTCCAATATGGGCGTCGCCGATCGGGTAGGCGGCCAGCAGGTGAGACAGGTAGCTGTTGCCGGCCTTGCGCGGCTCAACCTGCGGTAGATCCTCGGACATTGCCTGGCACGCTTCACGGATCAGCTCAGCCTGGCGTTCCTGGTCGATCGTGGTCTTGACCCACTGGAGCTTCGCCTTACCGTCTTCGTCGTACAGGGTTGACGTGCCCTTCAGGCGAAAGCCATCTGGCACGGTCTTGGTCATGTCGTGCTCCGGGCTCCACCCCTGCCGGGCCAGCCTTGCCTTGTGGGTGTAGACGTTTCGCTCGTGCAGCCCAAGGATCTGCGCAGCCTCGGCCACAGTGCGGCCGGTCAGCGCCGCTATGATTGTGTCGTCGTCGTGCTTGCGTGCGGCCATCAGGCTGCTCTCCCCTGCTGCATCAGAATTCGGATTGTCTCGATAGCGCGCCCGCTCTTGATCATGGCGGGGTCGCAGCGGTAGACGCGCCACCCAAGGCGGGCAGCGGCGTCGTATTTCTTGAGGTCGGCAGCGAAGCCGGCGCCGCGGGTGTGTCTACCCCCAGCCCATCCGCCACCCTCGCATTCGATCAGCAATCCTTGCTCTAGCAGCGCGAAGTCAGCGCGCCAGTCCTGTAGGCCAGCCTTGGCCAGACGATCACGCAGGCCCTTACCAGGCCCTCCACAAGCTTCAGCAGCGAAGCGGTACTCTCGGATGGCTTCGATGCCTTCCGCGCGAAGGTGAAGGGCTAGCGTGTCTTCTGGCTTGCTCATCTACTCCCCCTCGCCTTCAGAGCCGCCACAACGGCAGGCCGCGCACTCTCCGGAACAGCCGCCAGCAGAACGTTGCCCTGCCTCTGCTTCTCCGGCCCATTGAGGTCGCGCACCTTCCATCTGATCAGGCAGGCCGTTTTGTCCGCTTCGATCAGCGCCCGATCCGCTGGCGGCAATAAGGCCAGATTCGATGAGCCATTCACGGCCAACGCCGTCGTAGTCCTCGCCGTCATCGCCTAGCCTCGCCTGTACGTCGATTCGAGAGACCTTCATGCCTGGCCCGCCTTCTCGGCATCGGTGCGGTAGTCGATGGTGTTGATCTGGCCGAACTCAGGCTTCTGCAGCCCTTCCAGCTCGATCAGCAGGTCGATGTAGTGCCGAGCCTTCAGCAGATCCTCGATGCCGTTCTTGTCCCGCCAGCGCGACACGTACTTCACAATGTTCGCCTCGCAGTACCCGAGGCCGTTGGCGTGGATGTACTGGACCGGTTGGATGGCCATCTGCTTGTAGTGGGTGCCGCCTGGTTGTTCATTGAGTGCGCTCACTGCTGCGGCCTCCTATCGGCTCGGTTGTTCGTGATGAGTGGTTGCTGGCCCGGATCTAGGTGCCAGTCGAATGTCTCTTTGCATCCGGTGGCGCATTGGCGGGCGTTCAGGCTTGGCATATTGCTCATGGGCTCGCCGCAGTCAGGGCAGGCGCGGCCGAGTGGGGAGTCGGTCATGCGGCAGCGCTCCCGTCGATCAGCTGCTGCACCAACTGCAACAACTTCTCCTCGGTGCCGAAGCGCTCGATGAAGGCCAGCTTTGCCAGGTGGATGCTGGGGGCGGCCGGGTGCGCTGTGCCACGGTGATGCATTGGGCAGAGCGGAATGCCGTCCATGTGGCTTGCGCGCTGACCCTTACCGCGACCGGCGCGCGGGTGATGGATCTCGGCTGGCGTGCCGGGCGTGCCTTGCAGGTAGCAGGCAACGCAGCCCAGGGCGGCAACGCGGTTGAGGTGCTGCTTCTCGGCCTTGGTCATGCGCCGTACCCCTTCCGTTCTGCCCGCTGGTTGGCCTGCTCCGTGCGATACAACTCGATTCGCAGCTGAGCCACACCGATCTGTGTCTTCAGGTACTCCTCGCGCTCTACGGCCACCTTGAGGCCGTCCAGCAGCCCTAGGTAATCCGGGTGCGCGTAGGCATAGGCCTCGCGCTCGGCGATGGTCTTGATTCCTTCGCGCTCAGCCTCCTGCATGAGGATGGCTTTCTTGCTCTTGCGGAACTGCTCCAGGTACACACGGTTGGCCTTGGCCTCGGCGTGGTCCTGCGCGCGGTCGCGGATGAAGGTAAGCGGACGTTCGATCTGCTCATCCATGACGAACTTCTCGCAGGCCCTGACAATCCACGCAGCACACCGCCCACGGATATGCCTTGCGGCGAGCGTCGGGAATCTCTACGTCACAGACGACGCACCAGTCGGAGCCCTGCCCCTGCAGCCGTTCACGCACCATCGCAACTCCACCGATACGATCCGCTTCCTCTAGGCCAGAGGCGCGGTCTGTTACATCGGGAGCTGTGCGGGCCTGGTGGAAGGCTTCGGTGATTTCCATGTAGTCAGTCATCGTTTCGCTCCTACGCCGCGCTGGGTGCTTCCGTCAGCACAGACGACGCGATTGTCATTGCCGCGGGATAGGCCTATGCCTGCCCCGGTTATTGCTTGAGGGCGGAAGCCCTGCTTATGGAGGGCCTGAACGGCTAGGCGCTGCTGAGACGGCATCGCGTAGATGGCCTGACGGGTCTTGGCGCAAGCGGTGTGCTTATGGCCGTTGCGTGGATTGCCGCAGATGTCGCAGCACCACTTGAGGTCAAGGCCTTCGTGAATGCGGCCGGTGCCGATGGAGGTGGTCATCCTTTGGCCCTCCCGCGCGCCGACTTCCAGTCGAAGCCGATGGCGAAACCGCCGCCCTCACGCAGGCGATCGACGCAGCGCTCGCCAAGCGCAGCCGATAGCTCGTCAGCCGGAAGGTTGGAGATGACGACGGTCGGCAGCAGCTGCTCATAGCGGCCGTTGATGATGCGGAACAGGGTCGCCAGCTCGAACTCGCTTGGCTTCGTAGCTCCGGCTTCGTCTAGGATCAGCAGCTTCGGGGCGATCAAGCTGCGCATGACCTCCTCCCCGGTCACGTCGCGGGCGTCGTAGCTCGACCGGATCTCAGCCAGCACGCCACCGACCGTGCGGTAGATTGCCGAGATGCCTTTCTTGTGGATGAGACGGTTTGCGATCGCAACAGCCAGGTGAGTTTTCCCTGTGCCAAGACTGCCAAGCAGCAACATGCAGCGCCCGGCTTTCAGGTGCTCCTCGAAGTTGTCCGCGTAGGACTGGCAGATGTTGAGCGCCTCCTTCTGCTCTGGAGTACGAGCCTCGTAGTTGGCGAACGACTTCTCGGCGAATCGGCGAGGAATGCGCGCCTTCTGGAGCTGCCAGTGCGCGAAGTCACGCAGCTTGTTCAGCCGATCCTCTTCGGCGCGCACCTCAGCAAAACAGGTCGGGCAAGAACTCGGCTCATGCCCATCGCGCAGAACAGAGATGTAGTCGCCGTGCTTCTCGCAGACGGCTGGCTTTTTGCCGGTCACACCGAAACGGCGGTCGAGATCGGTAAGCGCTGTGCTCAATTCAGAAGCCATGAGTGCCATCCTCCCGCTCGATCAGGCCTGCTTTGTAGTCGCGCTCAGCAAAGCCGGTGTGCCGCGAGGCGCCAGGGAAGTGGTGCACATTGGCAGCTGGCTTCACCTCATCGTTCCAGCGCTTGCCGTTCAACCAGGTAGCGGCGTGCGGGATGAACTGGCCGTCGTCCTTCAGCCAGCTCTGGCAGGTGCAGTGCTTGGCCAAAGACTCGAGGATCTGAGCCAGCAGCTCGGCATCGGGATTGATCTTCGCGAAGGCCTTGCGGGCGTTGTCCTTGGCGGTCTTGCGCGGGTACAGCTTCCAGAAGGTTTCGAAGGCAGCCTCGGTGTTAGCCTTTTGAGGCCCTGATTCGGCCTGCTGCTCTTCCTCCACGACTTCATCGGTCTCGGCAGGCAGAGTGCTCGGAGCCTCGCGGCGGTGCGGGTTCTGGTGCTTGGCCCACTTCACGATCTGGATGATCTTTTTGCCGGCGCGCTCGTAGCGGCTGATAAAGCCGTATGCTGCCAGGCCGTCCAGCATCTGCTCGACTTCAACGTCGTCAGCCGGGAAGAGCGCGTTCTTCAGCTTCTTCGGGCGGTCTTCGAGACGGCCTTCCTTGTCGGCTTCAGTCCAGAGGCCGATAAAGAACAGGCGAGTGGCAAAGTCCAGCTCTTGCAGGTCTTCGTTCTGGAAGAAACCCGGCTTGATATTGCGCGATCTGGCCATCATGCGGCCTCCATAAAAGCGGCCACGGCCTTAGCTGAAAGGTTTTCAATCGTGCCAATGCACG